ATGATTATTTGTTTCGAACTTACAATGCCGAATCGTGGTAGCTGGAATGGACGCTGGAGTGGAGAAAAAGACGGGCACTATCTTTTTAAAACCTCACAAGTTGCATCTATGAAAAATCGCTTCCAAGAACTGGATGGCGGTTCCTGGTATTACAGATGGGATGACGGTTGGGGCGCCTGCATTACTGCGAGAATTGTTGATGCGAAGGAGAAGACACGGCTCCAAAAGAAGAACGCAGGCTTTTCCGGATACGACTGGATGGTTAAGGATATTCTTGTTTTCGGTGAAATCCAGAAGCGATAGGAGGTACTCTTTATGAACGCTGTGTATCGTGTATATGGTCCGGATGATTTCTTCCTAGAAACCGAGAGCCAACCAGAAGCATACCGGACTGCCAGAAATCTGGCCAGCAGTTCCGGCCAGGCTGTCTCTGTCTCGATGTGGTGGCAAGGACGGCTTACTTTCCGGCATTTTCTTCCTGAATAGTCAAGTTATAAAATCCTATAAATACTACCAAATTTCGGGCGATATCTTTGGTATGTCGGTTCCGAATTTCTCCACCATCTGGAATGGTCGGCAGCAGGTGTGGTTCATATTTATTTTTCCGGAGGGATACGTCTCCGATCTAAATGCCTAAAAGCCAGGAGCTTAAATGCTCCCGGCTTTCTTTTTTTACAATAACTGATTTACTCTAGCTTGTACTGCGTTCGGATCGAATCCTGCTGCTCTTAAGCGGTTTACTCTGTCTTGTCCGTTTCCCCATTTTCCCTGAATAACTTCACGTGCTACGGTGTCTACGGATTTTCCTCCGCCGACTAACCGGTTGACTTTGTTCTGGATGCTCTGAACGTTGTAGCCTGCTGCTGTCAGCTTGTTGATACGGTCCTGGCCGTTTCCCCACTTGCCTGCTACGACTTCCTTTGCGATCTCGTCTTCTGACTTCTTTGGAGCCGCTCCGCCTACGAGGCGGTTCACCTCTGCCTGGATGGTGTTTGGGTTGTAGCCTGCCGCAGTCAATTTATTGATACGGTCCTGGCCGTTTCCCCACTTGCCTGCTACGACCTCTTTTGCCACCTCTGTGATTGGCTTAAGAGCCGGTTTGGATGGCTGTCCGCCGAGGATTCTATTCACCTCTGCCTGAACTGCATCTGGGTTGTAGCCCGCTGCTTTTAAGCGGTTTGCTCTGTCCTGGCCGTTTCCCCAGGATCCAGCGATTACTTCCTTCGCTACTTCTGTGATGGACTTTGAAGGAGTTGATGGCTGTACCGGTGTTCCTCCTGCTGCATATCTTGGACGGGCATATCCTCTGATATTTCCGTTTCCTACTGTGAGGACACGTCTTGCCACAGCCTCTCCTTTATTTCCTTCGATGCAGGTGATCTGATTGCCTGACACGCTCTCAACAAATCCGATGTGATCAGAGTATCCATTGTTTGGCTGGTATCCATGATCCCAGTTATAAAGGATGATGTCTCCTGGAATCGGAGTGATGGTGCCGTCCTCGATCCAGATTCCCATGCTCTGGAAAATCTTCACGTGCTGCTCGCATCCGCATTCTCTTCCGATCAGGTCGCTGCAGCCTGCCTTAATGCCCGCTGCAGACACGGTTGTGTCGCACCATTCATCTGTGTATTTCACTGCATATCCTCTTGGTAAAGGTTTTACGGAATTGTACAGATCGATGATCTGTCTAAATTTGCCATTTGCTTCGCTGTATCCCAGCCATCCTCTCATGACGTTCAGGACGTCTTGTGCTGTTCTTCCCATAGATACTTCCTCCTTATCGTATTGTGTCAAATTGTACTGGTGTACAAGTCTCATATTGTTTTCCACATATGTGGAGCTTGTTGCGTACCCATCTGCTTTGATGGTTTCGAGGTACCTCTGCGGATCTGTAATGTCACGAAGGTTCTGGTATCTTGCCAGCTGGATAAATTCAAAGTATCCCTTCACGCCTTCTTCCATGGATCCATAAACCCTGAAGTTGTCCTTGATGGTCGTGTGAACTCCAGGCTGGTACTCTTCCTGGGTTGTCATGTTTACGGATGGGCCTGTCCATTTGGTTCCGCATTTCAGACCGAAGTAATTGTGATACTTTGCTGATAGCTTGCTTTCTCCCCACCCTGATTCCAGGATTGCCTGGGCGATGATAGGGCTATGTACCTTGATGCCATACTGCGGAGCGTATTTCTGAACAAACGCCGCTATTTTCTTTATGAATTCTTGTTTCTCCATGTGTTATCCCTCTTTTCTTTTTGTAAAAGCGGACACGATATGTCCGCCATGGTTCGTGTTATTTTTTCTTGTAATGAGTGCGATTCCACATTTCGGATACCTTTTCCCAGCCTCCGGTTGCCACTAAATATACCAGAAATGCTGCGACTACTGCTCCGACGAAGTAGTACCAGACGAGCTGCACTTTCATGTAAATGCAAAGAATCACGACTGCCACAGGGCAGAGGATCAATGCGATCACGAGTGCGACTGCATTTGTCTGAATGTTTTTAAGACCAGGCATCTCCTTGATCACCTGGGTGATTGCGCTGACCAGAAAGGCCAGGACTCCGATTGCCACTAAGGCATAGGTTACATACTGTATTAAAATTTCAGCGTTCATGTGTGTTTCCTCCTTTTTTGAGTGGGAAACGGACACGTCATGTCCGCCTCCCGAAATACATTGCATGCTATAAGAAATCGTTTTCCTCGACGCACTTATCGTAAACGTCTTTGATATTCTTAATTGCCAGCACCGCCTTGTCATTCGGAAAATCTTTATGTTCTCCGCAGTAGCGATTGTACTTGGTTATATCTTCCAAAATTTGATTAAAATGTTCTTCTGTATGTCTTGTTCCCTGTCTCACCTCATCATTGAATCGAAGGATCCGGTATCTCCATGTGTAGGCCATGCCTTCTCCATTTGCTTTTTCCAGCCCTTCCATTTTCCCGATGATAGTTTCGATCTGGTCGGTTAGCTTTACCTGGACGTCTATGCTCTGCTGTCTCCACTCTGGGTAGTGCTTTGACTGATCTATGACTTCCTGGATCTGCTCGTTTTGCTTGTAGTCATTTACTGCCTTCTGCCCGAAATACTTTGATATCTTCCGGTAGCATCCAACCAGGAAGAGCAGGGCGGCTATGACCACCGCTGCTCTGCTTACTGTGACATCTCCGAACACGTCTATGAACTTATCCATCTCAGTGTTCTTCCTCTCTTATTGTGTATTCCAGCGGCAACTCCGGCACGGATCCTGTCCTGGAGGTATGTAGTAATGCTCGCATTCGCCGCACGTTCCATATCTGGTACAAGTCTTGCCGGTGCATTTCTTCAGATTCATTCTGCAGACCACGCCGCTGCGATGGCTGCATCTGAAGTGATTAGGCTGCTGGTTTCGTTCTGATGATTTCCTGTTTTTCATCTTCTGTGATCCATTCTCTTGTAACTGCAGTTGCCAGCGCTTCGTCTGTTAAACGGCCGGCGTGATAAAGTCTTTTTAATCTGCTATACAATTGCGTCACCTCCAAAACTTGCAACGATCAATTCGTCAACGACTGCATTCAAGTCCTTGTTCTCTTTTCTGAGTGTAGCGACCTCTTTCTTCAATACTTCCATTTCTGTAGGCTGCTCCTGGGCGGATTCATCCTTTTTGGCCTGCTCGATCCAGAGGGATACGCTTGCTTTCACGTTGTCCTTAAGGCCACTATGGAACGTTGTTTTTGTCTCGTAGCGATCATAAGTGTAATACTGCTCTGCAGCAGCTCCTTCCTGGATGGATGGCTTCTCAAATGGTCCCTGCACGTTGTCGTAGAGTACGACTGTGCATTCCACGCCTTCTCTTTCTGGGAAGGCCTCAATTTCGAACTGTACAGATGGCTTGATTGTGCTTTCTGTTTTCATTGCTTATTACTCCTTTCAGTTTCTTGATGTTTACGAAGGGCTGCACATACTTCTCATAGAATTGCCTCGAATCTGAATTCTGAACATATCCCATGTAGCTGACCATTCCGCTGGCGTTGGTTATCGAGATATACGGCTTCTTGGACACGGTTCTCGCCTTCCGAGATATCCGGAGCATGATGGACTTTCGGATGGTTGTGTATCCATGATGGAATTTAAAACCTAAGAAGTCCAGTGGACGTATGCGTAGGTGGAACACCTGCCAGTTCTCCTTTACTCTCATTCTTACCTTCTCCAGCTCTTTTGAAATGATCCGCAGAGCTTGGTGCAATCTCTTCTTTGATGTATCGAACAAGACCATATCATCGACGTAGCGTGTGGAATGCCTTACTCCGCATACTCTCCTGATGAGGTGGTCGATGTCCTGAAAGAAAAAGTTGCAGAACCATGGGGATGTGTAGAGCCCTACTGGAATCCCTACCGCATCTGCCTCCGGGAGCATCCGCTCTCCTGTGGCCATTGGCTGCTGGAAGCTACAGATCAGGATATCTGCAAGTTTTAAAAACCTACGATCCTTGATTCTTTTCCGGAGCTTCTGCCTCAGTACCTCATGGCTCATGGACGGATAGCATTTCTTTACATCGAGCTTCAGGACCTTGCTTGTGCCTGCTGGATCGTTCTTGATCCATTTTTCGATGGCCTTCTTTGCTCCGTCGGTTCCTTTTCCTGGCACGCATCCGCAGCTGTACTCGTATGCGCTATGCATAACGACTTCTTTGAAAACCTGAACGAATGCATGATGTATGCACTGGTCAGGATAGAATCTCGGAACTGCTATGATTCTTTTCTTTCGCTTGATTCCATCGTTGATCTCTCTGATTGTGTACGGTTTTGGCACGAAGGTTTCCTCTAGCAGCATTCTCTGAATCTTTAAGGCGTGGCCATCAATGTCTGCCAGGACTCTTTGCACAGATGACCGGTTCGTTTTTCTTTTGGATGCGTTCTTGATTGCTGTCTTGATATTTTCTAAATCAGTGACCTTCTCGAAAAGGCGACCGATTCTTTTTGTATAAACAATTGGTTCCATGGTATTCCTTATCTCTTTGTTAGCCTCACCGACTTTCGATCGTGCTACTTGCCGGTGCCATTTACGGCCAATTTTCACCGAGCGGTGTGGCGCCTGGGGTTCCCAGGCTGGGCCTTGCGGCCACGAGTAAGGGTACGGCATTTTTATATTCAATATTTGGAAAAATGCCAATAGTGAGATAAATTAACAAAGTGGGCGACCGAGGTAGTTCCAGTTCGAATTCCCAACACCGTTGTTGCAGTTACGGTAGAACGGGCCAGCATTAGTGCCGTTGTTAACGTTACCGCCAGAGATGACCACCGGTCGCACGTATCCTTACCCCCATTTATTGTTATCGGGTTGCTTATCATATTTCAGAGGGCGCTTCCCGGCATGATGTTGTTCGGTTCCTTTGCCAGGAAGGTATGCGGGGGAGAGATCCCCCGGTCCCCCTTGAAATGGTTATTTTCTTGCTTGAGGGCGACCGAGGCAGTACCAGTTCGAAGTCCCAACACCGTAGCTGCAGTTACGGTAGAACGGGCCAGCAGAAGTGCCGTAGCTAACGTGACCGCCAGAGAAGACCACTTCTCCGCCTTCGGCTTGTGTATAGTAGTCAGGGAAGTATGTATTGCTGCTTCCTGTCGCATCTGTACAAATTTCAATCTCCGGCCACTCAGGATCATATCCCAATTCCTTCACATATCCATTTGTATGTGCGGCTTCATATCCTACCTTAAAGTATTCCTGATCGTGTTTCTTGTCAGCATAGGCTGCTCTTGTGTTGCAGTAGTAGTGCTGCCAGTTTTTAATATTATCGCCATCTCTGAACTGCCAGCCGTTTCCGTACCAGTCTTCAATCCACAAGAATCTTACCGCTGAGAGTCTGTCTTCAGAAGCACGGCCATTCGGTGATGCCATCTGAATTGTGGATCCTGTCTTCTGGCAGCAGGCGAAGAGAACATGGTTTGTTGTGATTGCTGCCTGCTCTCCGTCGAAGTAGACGTCTGTTGCTTCAGGAAGCTCTACGGATGCCTGTACCTTTGTTACGAGGCGGTCAATCACGAGGCTTGTTCCCCATGGGTTGTTCAATGCAATTCCAATAGCCATTCCTGGCTTGAATCTGTCGCCGTACGCTTTTTTGACAGTGATATAATTCCCTGTTCTTTCCTTCATGGCTTTTCCATCTGCCTCACTTACTGGCAACTCTGTCAGTCCGGCTCCAAGGATACTCTGAGCGTTCGTTCCTGCAAACATTACGATGAAGAATGTATCCAGGAGGTGCATTGCCCATACATCATCCAAGTACCAGTTCACACCCTTTTTCTTGGCCAGCTGTCTGAACTGATCCCTTGTCTTGTTATGAACTGGGAATGCGTTCGCTTTACTTTCCAGCTCCAATTCATCTGAAGAAGCTGAACCGTTGAAGATTGGGATATAAATCTTCTCGCTGATCTTTCTGTTTGTTCCGTCCGTGAAGGCGTGATCCAGGTGCAAGTGGTCGATTGGTGCGGAGCTTACTGCTCTGTACTCCCATTTCACACCGTTGCTGTCTGTTTCAAACCAACGGCCTGTGTAGCACATTGGAACCTCCAGCATAACGTCTCCGTTAGATCCGTCCCACTGGAACGCTGGATCTCCCAGGTATGCGTTTACTGTTACGTCTTTCGCAAGGTTGCACGGTCTCATGGAGTTGAATGGGTACTCTGCCATCATGTCGTTCTGAACGTTTCCGTTTCCAACTGCTGCCAAGCATGTCATGCCCACGGAATCTCCGAAGCGCTCCCATGTAGTAGATGAAGAGCTGCACTTGCGTCTTGCTCCGAGCAGTTTCGCTTTGCTCTGTTCGATGCGTGTCACTCTTGCCGCTAACTCCTCCAGGTCTGCCTGAAGAGCGAGAGCTCCTGCACTGTTGATGGTTACGTTCGCCGCATTTGCTACCTCCAGGTAATAACTCATGTTGATCACAGAAGGGATCACGTTGTTATAGGCTGGCATGTAGTCGCTTGTAGATGCTGTTGCTACGGAATAGAGGATTTCTCCCACATCCGGATCTTTTGCAAAAATACCAAACTCACGGATTTCATATCCGGCATTCAGTGTGAAGTCTGAGCCTTTGTTCGTGATTGCAACTTTAATCACGACCGTGTTCTCATTTGTGATTTCTTTTCCTGAAATAGGGAATGTCTGCTTTACCTCCTTCAGGGCTGTCAGTGTTTCCAGATTACCGGAGTGAGTTCCGGATCCTGTCTGCGCTTTTGTAATTTCGATTGTGGCTTTTCCTGCCTGGGCTTTTGCCAGAAGGGCTTTACCTTTGTTTGTCAGTTTGCTTGGATTCCAAATAAGCATTATTTCTTTTCCTCCTTAATGAATGAAGTTGTGTTGTAAACATTGCCGATCTGGGCGATGGTGGCTGCACTATGTGCTGCTGCAGCATCTCTCATCTCATTTGTTACACAAGACGTATTGTCTGTGACGGATCCATACGCTACCAGTGTGTTCTCAGACTCGATTCCTGCGTCCTGCTGGATGTGATTGTGAATCTGGTATTCTCTTGTGGTACTTACAAGTGAAGCTGCGTAGAGGTTCTGTCCACTTTCCTTGTCTTCTCTTACGATGTTCAGGACAGTGCATTCCTGGACGCATACCTGGTGGATGGCCATGTGCGCATCTGAGTGCACGTCTCGAATGATTACGACACCTCGGATATGTGAGCGGACGTTCTTCGCCATCTCGATCATGGATTCCAGCTTCTCCAGGATGTCTGGTGTAAGCCTTGCCGATGTGATGATGTCGAAGGTTCCCGGTGTATACGGTGGATCCGTGTAGTTGAACCATTCCACTACCTTTCCTTCTCCGAAGATTACGGCCACCATATCTGCTACCGTTGCCGGCGTTCCTGCGTAGGTGTACCATTTCAGAGTGTTCTTTACAATCTCCCTTTTCTGCTTCAGCGGGAGGTTCTGTTCGTAGTACATGGCTCTCATTTCTACTGCGAAGTAGTCCAGGATGTCTTCTGGAAGATTATCCACGTCGCTGTAGCACATGGCCTGATCTGCGTATGCCTTGACTCTTTGGAGGGCTCGCTGCATGGCATAACTTAAAGCCTGGATCTGTGGCGATTCCTTGTCTGGCCAGATATCAACGAGACCGCCTTCGGTGAATTTAATCATCTTCTAAGCCTCCGTAGGTCACTACTTTATTAGAAAGTTTAGCCACATTTGCTTTCCCGATAACCTGGAATACTGGAAGCGTAACCTCTGCCCTCTTTGCCCCTGCAGCCACAATCATCTGAATGAGCTGTGATGGGTTGATGTCTCGACCGATCTTGCTTCTCTGCCATATCACGTAGTCGTTTACTGCCTTTTCTACGGCTGCTTTGATCGTGTCTACCTTCTTCAGGTCGCTCTTATTTACGAAATACTTCACGTTGATTTTATAATCGACGGTGTCTGGAGCTTTTACTGTAACCTTGTCTGTGAGCGGTCTGATCTGCTCATTAGCGAGGTAGGTCTGCAGTCCCCTTACCATACTTTCTGATGGGAGTTCTCCATCTTTCATGATGAATTCGATTGTTACATCAACAGGGTTGTCGCTGAATATCAGCACATCTGTGATATTTGCGTTATAGGTTCTCGCCCAGTATCGGTATGAATCCTCCGGTCCTGCCACGGAATACTTAGAAGGGGCGATATAGATTCTATCTTTTAGCGTATCGTCGTCCTCAATGTTTGTTCCTCCTGTCGTAGGTTCTGTATTGGATACCTTTGCCACGTAAGGGACCGGATCAACAAGGACATTGATTTCTCCTACTCCGAGGTCGTTTCCCTGGGTTCCTGAGTTCATACAGGTGCAGGGAACGTCGACTTGCGTCTGTCCTGCCTGAATAGCTGCATAGGCCTCTGTCTGGAAGTAAACGTCACCGTTAGTGACTCTTGTGCCTACCGGAATCTCTACGATATCAGGACGGATTCCTGAAAGGGTGAAGCGTACCATGGCTCTCGCTGGTTTCGCTTGTTCTCTTGTGATTCCCTTCATGGCTGCCAGGTTGTCCAGAAACGGGCCGTAGCTGTATTTCAGAAGGTCCTGCTTTCCTGTCTTGTCCACATAGAGCATGGACTGGAATACTTGAACCCCTAGCGCATACAGAATTAGTGAGATCGGATCCGCTCTATCGAGAACGATTTCTTTGCCTGTGATCTCAGCATACCGGTTCTGATAGTCTCTGATCATCTCTGCCTGTACCTGCTCCAGCTGCTTGTCGTCAATGAAGCTGACGTCTGGAAGGTTTAGAATTTCATCTATCATGTTTTATACCCTCCTTTCTATGTGTATTCTGGTTTTTACGACGCCCTTGTCGTCTGAGCTTCTCTCCACATCGGCCACCGATATTGCCGGGATGTACTTGTCCACTTTCTCTGATATGTCCAATGTCATAAGGTTTACGGACTGGGTGGTTCCTAAGTCTAGGATTCCTGCTTCTAGCCCGAAGCCTCGACTCCCTGGCAGCGTTCCCTCTGCAGTTAGGATGAGTGCTTTTAGCTGGGCGTCATAGCGTTCCACGTCCGGAAGTCCTGCGGTTGATCTGATTTCGATATTATCTATCTCTTTCATGGCTTTTCCTCCTTACGTGTATTCTGAAAATGTGATATTGATTGTTGCTTTTACGAGCTCCCCTCGGTTCCAGATACAATCCCATTCTTCGCTCATGCTCGATATGTAGACCTTGCTGTTCCCGATTCTTCTGCCGCCGATTACTAGATAATCAACTAATCCAGATTTAGCTGCTGCTTCCAGTCTCTCTATCATCTGTCTTGGCCGGATTCCATGCTCTGCAGATAGGATTATGGTGACCGTAGTTTCATCGGTATCCGCTCCCTGGAATTCAGAACGTGGAGAGCTGCCTATAATGTTGTGTTTCTTCCATCTCCCGGATACGGTCCTCTTCATATCCGTGAGTGGTAGCATACGATTTGCACTGACCTCAAATGTGATCATGCTTCCAAAGTTTCCAATTTGAGCCATACGCTTACCGCCTTATACTTTTGCTTCCAGGGCTTCCACTCTTTTCGCAAGGACTCCATAGTTCTTCTCCAGCGTACTAACTCTTTCGAATAACTTCAGAACCTGCGCTGCTGTGTAGGATCCTGAATTGCATACATGTCTGATAGCCGGTCCTCGAAGTTCTACGGTTCCATCTTTGTACTGGATGTAGGCTGTGCCTTGGCTCTTTGAGAATTCCTTCCTAAAGACGTTTTTCCCATTGACCGCAGGTTTATTCGCCTCGTTCCAAAATGGGCCGAGAATGAGGCCGCTAGCGGCTCCATTTGAGAGGTGGAGGACGAGGACTTCCTCACCGATTTCCGGCATCTTGTATTCTTCGTTTAAATTTACAATCGGGAAGAGTGCGGTGACTGAATTGTCCATGTCCGGGTAGGTTACTTCTGCCATCCCGGTTTCATAGTCAATTTTTGAAATCTTACCGATTCGGATTAGCTTCTCTGCCATCTCTTCTCCTTTCCAACTAATCAAATGTACCCTCATCTACCCATCCATACACATGTGTCTTGCTCCAGTTCGTTGTGACCAGGTGCCATGGATGAGCTTTTCCGGATCCGTTTGCGATTGTGATCTTTGCAGGTCCGCCTCTGACTCTGTATCCTCTTGCTCCTGGATAGGATGAGACGTAATGTGTACCGCCATGGAAGTTTACGATATCTCCTACCTTGTAGTTCTTCTTTTTCTGCGCTGGCTTCGTTGGTGTTGGTGCTGGTGGGGCTGGAACGTGTACCAGTCTTGTCTGACACTTGTGCATCTCGATATCCTGCGTGGTGCCGCTGTCTGAAACTGTAGTGGTGACTTTGTCCACGTAGTATTTTCCATTTGCTTTTCCGAGACCTTCCAACGTGACGGTCACTCCTGATACCACTTTAGGATTTGCCCAGATGGTGCCGCTGATTGTGGTCGCCTTTTCATTTGATTCGTTTACTTTTGCAGCGGCCTTGTACTTTGCTTCATTGATGTCTTCTGACTGCTCATTGATTCTTAGCACTCGGCTGCCTTTTGCATTTTCTTTGATCAGTCCTATGAAGGTACTGATCTCTTTGTTATTATTTCCATTCTTGTATGAGGTCCTGGCTCCTGTGTAGGTTCCGACCAGCGTGTCTTTAAAATCCCAGTCGTCGTCCACGAAGTCCGCTCTGGTAATTTTTGTTACCGGGTTCTTCTTCTCATATTTTCCCTTGTCGAATATGATGATCTTCGACCGGTACACTTTCATTGCCAGGCCGTAACTGCTGGCCACGTCATACAGGAATGCTGAGTCAGTCTTTTCGGACTGTTCTATTTTTGCGATCTTGATATTTGATGCGTCGTATGCAAAACCGAGACCGTATTTCTTTGCAATCTCAGCGCCGATCTGCTTGATCGTGACACTTTTCCAGGTCTTTGTTCTCGCTGTTTCCTTAAAGGATTCGCTTGCTGGAATCGCCAAGGCTCCGAAGGATGCCTCCAGAGGTCCTCCTGTGAATCCGATCGTGTCCATCACGAAGTCTCCACAGTTGTTCGAGAAATGCTTTCCTGGTGCTGTCCAGTCCCTAAACTGGATAGACGCCTCTACCTTATCGCCTTTATTCGGATACCATCCGTTCAGCCACTTCATGTCTACGTTCTGAAGGTTTAGCGTTAGTGAATCACTGGATCCGCAGGCTACATCTGTATATTCGATGCTTTTTAGGTACGGCCCCAGGGAAGTGTTCACGTTCTTTCCGTTAAACTTCACGGATGGCAGGGCACGTCTTGCGTTCGCCATTACTCATCACCTTCCACGTAGTCATAGATTAAACTGCTATTGTCATTGTTACTTCTCCAGAATGGCGCGTCTTCGTCGCTGTCTTCTGGAATGTCGGGCACGTTTATCACGGTACCCGACGAGAAGACCAGAACCTCCAGCAGCGGCCAGTTGGCTTCAATGAGATTTTTCATATATTTTTCTGAACCATAGAGCTTATATGCGATCAGGTCCCATGTGTCTCCCTGGATCGTGGTATATGTCTTGCTCATTCTCTACCTCCTTATGCAAACGATAGTCTGCCTTTGTTCCTGATATATTCTTTCATCATCCGCTCGAATTCCTTCTGGCTCATGCGGTTCGCATCCACGATATCTTTCTTGTCTGGAGCTTCTCCTTCAAAGTGATACGTTGGACTGAACACGAATGTTGTACCGTCCTGTTTGTCAGGATTGTCCTTCTTGCTAGGGCTTCCGTTATTGCTCTGGATAGTTTCTCCGAGGACAGACGTTCTCGATTTGAATTGAGGAACTTCCACGTTTCGGATATGGCTGCCTTCCGGATCGGCTGATACGCTTTTCTGAATGTGCGCCTGCTCATCTGCCAGGTTTCTATTCAATCCGGCCTGTGCGGCATTTCCGAGGGCTGCTCCGGCGCCCTTAATAGCTCCGAGCGTGTTCTTCATACCGACTACAAGACCTTGGCCGGTGAATTGACCGGATTCGGTAGTTACTCTCGACGGAGAGTGAATTCTGAGGGCGCTGTTGATGGCGTTGGATGCTGATCTTGCGATGCTACTTGCTGTGGCCATTACTGAGCCTCTCATTGCGTTCATACCATTGATCAGGCCGCTCATCATGTTAGTGCCTGCACTGTATAGGCTTACAGATGCTATTGCTGAATGGATTCCTGTTGCAGTGCTTCTAGCGCTAGATACTGCCTGGGTTCCTCCGGTTCTCACTGCAGTCACGAACATTGTCATGCTTGTTCTTCCGGTGTTTACGAATTGATTCATGCCAGTCTTTGTGACTGAAAGGATCAATGTCATTCCACTTCGTACTGCGTTGGAGGACTGCTGCATCCCTGCTGTCGTTGCTGCTGTGGACTGCGCCATTCCAGCTACGATTGCAGCTCTCATCTGGGCCATTCCGGCCGTTGTAGCCGCTGTGGACTGCGCCATGCTGGTTCTGACTGCTACGACTACCATATTCATGGCTGCGTTGGCAGCAGGCCCCATCTGACTGAGAGCTCCCACTGATGTTACGAGCCCTGCTGACAGAACTGTAACGGATCCAGCTGCTACCGTGATGCCTCCTGCGAATGCGATCATAGCTCCTGAAGCCATCATCAGTGGTCCAGCTACTGCTGTGATTGCCACCGTGAATGGTAGAACTGCTGCAGACATTGTTGTGAATGCCGCCGCTGTCGTTCCGGCTACGGCTGTGATTCCCGCCGCCCCGGCCTTAAAGGCCACCAGTGCTGCATTTAGCATCGTAAGTCCTGCGGCCGTCATTGTGATTCCGGTTGCCAGTAGCATGATTGCTGCCGCCGCTGCCGCTGCTCCAACACCCACTGCTGTAAGTCCGGCTGCCGCCGCTACTGCTGCCGCTGCAAGCGGTACGAGGGCTGCGGCAAGTGGTGCAGCTCCTGCGGCTATGATTGCCATCTTGGCTGCAGTACCTGTTGCTCCCTTTGCCATAGACTTCAGGGCAGTTCCAGCTCCCTTTGCTCCTGCGGATATTACCTCGATGGCTGCGGCCGTTGCGACCGTTGCTGCTGAAAGAGGTATCATTCCCGCTGATGCGGCCAGGGCTCCTGCTGCGAATAACAGAAGGGCTGCGCCTCCTGCCGTAGCTGATGCCGCCATTGCCACGGATGCGGCTGTGAATGGAAGCATTGCCGCTGTAAGGACTAAGATCGGCGCTGTGGCTCCGGTTGCTGCCGCCCCGAACATTGTAACCATCATGCTAAGCATCATGAAGGCTGCCATGCCTGCTGTCGCTCCGGCGGAGATTGCGATCACTGCGGCCGCCAGGATTGCTGCTCCGGCTCCTGCAGCTATCAATCCGGCTGATGTGGCCAGGGCTGCCGCTGCCAGGGCAGTCATTGCTGCCGCTGCAACTGCGGTTCCGGCTGCGCTTGCTGCAGCTAAGGCTCCGAAGGCTGTGAGTCCAGCTCCTAACTGTAAGAGCGCCGCTGCTCCGGCTGATCCTGAAGCTGCAAGCATAGGCAATGCTGCAGATATTAGCTGAAGGGATACGGCTCCTATCATGGCTGCTCCTGCGATTACTGCCAGGGCTGCGCCCATGGCTGCCAACGCTGCAGCTCCTGCCAGAAGGAGTGGTGCAAGTGCGCCCGCCGCTGCTCCAAGAGCCACGACTCCGACTGCCATTGCTGCCATTGCGATTCCGGCTGATGGTCCGGCTGCGGCCAGCTGTGTAGCTGCCTGAACCATGATCAGGCAGCCTGTTGATGCCAGGATCAGTGCCGCTCCAAATGCTACCAGCCCTACGGCTCCTGCAGTAAGTCCTGGGCCAAGAGCTCCTGCAATTGCTAAGAGCCCAGCCATTCCTGCGGTCATGAGGGCCATTGCCCCGACGGCCAGCGGTCCAGCTGCGGCCAGCTGTGTAGCTGCGAATGCCATCAAGCTCATTCCAAGATCGGAAGAGCGTCGTGTAGGGAAAGA